CCACAATGTCCTTGATTACCCATGCAACTGCATCTGGCACAGTCTGATTGACAATGCCATCTTGGTTGATATACGTCAGTACACGCGCTGTGGCGTCATCAATCAAATCATTCAACAAGTTATCTTGCAACGTATCAGTCAAACCGATGCGAAGCTTCACACTTGCCAAAATCTTTGCATTTATATCTGAATCAGCCATCATTTCACCGCCTTTACTGCTTGCACGTACTTGTATGAGCACTTCGACTTGTCAACGAAGCTCAAATCATCTTCAAATGGCGTGTGATTAACGTACTTGCCTTTGAAGAACAAACGTTTGTCATTAACAGTCACGCCAGCATTGTGCATGATCTTGGTTTCATTCCATCGCTTGACTGGATCAGTAGCCCAACAAAAATCGAGCTCATCACTGATGACGGGCCCGATATTGAAGTACATCATATTCCACAATTGAGCCCACATTTCTGCGGTCCATTTCTGGATATTGCTGTCGACCGTTTGCAGGTATTGCCACAGTCGGTTGCTGTCGGCATACACCTTCCGCCAGTATTCAGCTGACGGGTGACTGATGAGCCACTGAGCACCACCAGAATTGTGGTTGATTGTTTCAAGCGAAGCTACCGTAACTCCGACAATGTCAGCCATGCGTTTCAGAATCTCTTCTCCGTGTTCACACTGCTTGATATAGTCAACACTGATATAACTCAACGTGTCACTACATAGCCAACGGTCAGGCTTTGCTTTCAGTTTGCGGAAGTCAGGACGCTTTCGGAAGATGACATCGCTATCAAAGTAGAAATAGTCTTCATTCTCACGTTCTGGGTCTTCTGCAAGATATTGCCACCATAACCACGGCTTCACAGACGGGATATATTGCTTGTCTGAGCGCTTATCAGTATATGTGTGTACTTCTACGCCATATTTGCTGGCAAGCGTTTCTGGCACCTTAGAATCGTACATAGTGAAGAGTAAAATGACATTTTTCATGTCAAACCCGACACTTTGCAGATTGGTTAGGCATACTTCCAACTCCCACTCAAAACGCTTGATAGCGGGTTGACACAAAATAAGCTTCATTCTGTCCTCCAATCAGCCGCCCGATTTCTCGTATTGTCCAATTTCGATAGGCGACTTAAATCAATTAATTAAGCGTGTGAGGTGGTAGTCGTAGTAGTTGGTCTCACAGTCGAAGTCGTGGTAGTTGCTGACGTTCCTGCAGTGAAGATTGCCTGACGGTTGTCATCGCTGATCCAATAACCGGCTTTACCAGCACCTTGCAAAGCAACACCTGCAAAGTTTTCAGATTGAATCGTCCGAACAACATTGATACCAGTGAATGCACGGCCGACGTTATCAGGTGCGAAGATGATTGCCTTGCCGGCCATGTAACGTGTAGGTGTCTTGGTGATAGCAATATCACGGAAACGAACAATGCCGTTTTCGTCGATGTTAACAGCAGAACCCTTGGCGCTAGTTACCAGCTGGTGGTCGATGATTGCGTTGTAAACTTCGGCAGTCACGTATGCGCGCACTGGGACAACGACTTCTAAGTCGGTGTAGCGTTCGGAAGCTTCTTCGAACACCTTGTTAACATCAGTAACCGCACCAAGGTCAGCAGCAGCACTAGCAACCAAATAAGCACCAAGTTGACTGTTGAACAAGCGTGTCTTAGCCTGCGCTTGTAAGTTCAGACGGTCAGCAACTGCAGCATTTAGATCGTTGTTGACAGTGAGTTGGTCGATACCTTCGTTGAAACTCCAGCCAAAGGAATACGGTACATCGATGTCACCATAGATGATTTCTTTCATTGGTCCGAAGCGATTAGAGTTGCTTGTGCCAGAGCCGAATGCCACGTTAGGGTCAGTGTTGTATGTGCCAACTGCAACCGGCACATCGTTTGCCTTAACACTAAACGCAATCGCGTTATTTTGAATGCCATCGAGTGCTTGAAGCGCACCGAACGTTGGTGTGAATGTGCTTTGAACACCGAAGACGGTTTGCATTAAACCGATGAATTGTTTCTGATAAATACGTACTGGTAAATCGTTATTTTCTGTAGCCATTTTTAGCTACCTCCTATTTTTTCTTGTATTGTGCCATGATTTTTTTGAATGGATCATCAGCACCATCAAGGGCAGAAGCACCATTCTTAGGTGGATCAGTTTGCAGCTTGGCTTCAACCTGCTTGTTTACCGTCTCCTGAATAGATTTGCCAAGTGTTTCAACAGCCGCCTTGATCTTGTCAGCATCACCTAACGCAACCAATGAGCCAGCCAAATCAGTTGGTAGTCCTTTGTCAACTAGTAATGACTTCGTACTTGTTGATAATTCACGTTGATTGAGTTCAGCTTCACGTTTATCTAAGACCGCTTGACGTTGTTTCTCGATTTCTTTGGACTTCTCGTCTTCGGTCATCTTAGCCAGCCGTGCACCTTCACTCTTTGCGTCCTCAAGTGCCTTAGCCTGTTCTGCTTCCCACTTAGCCTTAGCTGTTTCCAGCGCCTTAGCTGCACGTTTATCGGCTTCACTATCTAGCTGAGCCTGCGTATATGTGGTAGGTGCTTGCGTTGTCTCTTCGGTTGTCTCGACTTCTTCTTGAGTTTGTGTTTCTTCTGCCATGATGGTTCCTCCTGTTTAGCCCAAAACGAATAGACGTGCTTAACGATCCCAGCCACGCCATAAGGCCCAGCCACGATCACACGTCTTTCACTTCACGCTATTATTTTTGAGTAGTTTAGGGACTTGCTCAGGTCACGAGATTAGTCAAACGAGATGTTCAGCTTCTGACCAGTTTCAAAATGCTGCTGTGAGTAGATTGTGTCAGAGTCTGGTTTTGCTTTAACTCTAATCACAATATCACGGCAATTTTCTTTATAACTGGTATCGATTTCTATTTTGATAGTATTGTCTTCGGTAAGACTTTCCGTTAGCTTTTTGATTGTCTCAATTAGCGTCTGATTGTCGATTTCAATTTCTGGCAGTTTCATGATATCCTCCTATTACTTTTCTACGGGTTCGTAAGTTTCTTCAAAAATGTCAGGCTTGCACGGATAGAATTCGCCATGAACGCCCTTGATGATGTAATCGCCAACTTGAGCAGTCATAACGCCTTCAAGTGTTGGAATCTTCAAAACTGGGTTATCCGGGTCTTCATATGACATGTTAACCGGATCTAATCCAAGGCCATCATTGATCTTAATTAGTGTATCTGGATCGTCAGCAAACTGAACAGCTTCAATTTCAACTGGCTTCTTACGATATTTCATTGCATTTCCTCCTAATCATACGTCTACTTCATCACCAGAATCATATGCAGCCCATGAACACAGGCAGTTAGGGTGAGCAGGTATCATACCATCAGCTTGCTTCAACGTGTATACTTCATCGCTGTGTTGCAAGCAGATGTCACATGCTCCAGAGTTGATGACCCAAGTAACTTTCTTGTATCCGGCCTCTCGAGCATTCACAATGCTTTGGTGTGCCATGACGCGGTCACTCTCGGTTCGAATGATACGGTCTGACTGATACTTCATGACACCAAACTTATCGCGAAGCGCTGGGCTTTGTGTAATTGGGTTGCTATGCGTTAACAGTGCATTCTTCATCATCTTCACTAGGTCACTGCGCAACGCGTCTTGGTTCGACCATATGCGGTCGCTCCACGTGGTACCGTCAAACAGTTGATCGACAATTGAAATATCTGCCTTAATATGCTTCCCGTAAATTGATGACCCAAGCTTGGCTGTCTGCTTTGCCAAGTCGCCAAGTGTGGTACCGATATAATCCGAAACTTTAATCGCCACGGCAGTTGAGTATACATAGGCGGCGTATGACAATAATTCATCATTGTTAGCAACTGATTTCTGCTTAACGCCGGCCTCTTGTGCATCTCTATCAAGCTGTTCTTTCAATTCGGGATCGTAGTAACGCGAGTCATCAGCGTGCGTGTAGTCTTCGTGTTTCTCATTGAATGCATACCAGAACGCCATGAACGCCGCTGTATATTTGACAACATCACTCGCTATCTGGCGGTGTTGCTTGTCCTGCTTGTCCGCGAACGCTTTGATCCGTTCCTTCGGTGTTTTCGTCATTAGTCAAGTCCTCACTGTAATCACTATCTGCTCGTTGTTTGGCAATCATGTCCGTAATCTCTTGGGGATTAGTAACGCCAGGTGCAAATCTGTATAGATACTCTTGCGGCAATGTCGCACCAGCAGCAACAAGTGCTTGAATCTGTGTAATGTCATCTGTTGGTAGATTGTCGCGGAACGTGAACTGAATTGTGTTAGGATCAGTCTTCATGCCACCTGACACGCTACTATCAAGAGCTGCAATAATTGAATATCGCCGATACAATGACTTCTCAAACATTCTGCGCTTGATTGCCGCAAGTTCGACAGTGCCAAGTAGCTTGTACTTCATTGCCACGCCAGACACATTGGACGCAAAGTTACTATCGGTCAGGTCTGGTGTGTGGCTGAATTTGTGAATATCTTCAGCAACACGCTTCTTGTATGCTTCGGTCCCACTAACGTCATACTCTTTGTTGATATACTTTGCGTCAACACTGCTTTGCTGACCGCTTGCTGTCATTCGCGACTTGAGCAGAAGCATATTGGCGTCTTTCTGTTCCTTGATAAGCTCTAGTTTGTCCTGTGCGAGCTTTTTCATCGCAT